CTTTTAGTAATGCGCCTATTATTCCGGGTGAAGGAGTATTAGCTACTCAAGGCATTTATGCTTTGATGACCAATATTGACTCAACGCAGATTTACTATGGCTAAGTCCCCCGCATGGCAGAGGAAAGAGGGCAAGTCCGAGAAGGGCGGCTTGAACGCCAAAGGTCGAGCCTCCGCGAAAGCGCAAGGTATGAACTTGAAACCTCCCCAGCCGGAAGGCGGCTCACGGCGCGACTCATTCTGTGCGCGGATGGGTGGCATGAAAAAGAAACTAACGAGTGCCAAGACAGCCAACGATCCAGATTCACGGATCAATAAAGCATTGAGGGCATGGAATTGTTAGATTTAAACACCGCTTGGTCTGCCGTCCTGTCTTTAGTAATTGGATTGTTAGGCTACATGATGAATGAAAAGTTCAGGGAACTGGCTCGTGTCACGATCCTGTTGAACAAAACACGCGAGGAGGTTGCCCGTGATAACGTTACTCAAGCAGAAATTGACCGCATTACTAACCACATTGACCAACGCTTTAACAAGCTTGAAGCAAAAATTGACCAGCTTATTCAAAAGGGGTGAATAAATGAACCCAGCAACAAGAGCCGCATTATTTTTAGCTGATCGCGCTGGTATTGATGTTCCAAAGCCCGTCAGAGTGTTGGCGGATCCAATTGGCTCTGCTGTTAATTATTTTGGCCCAAAAATTAATGAAGCTTTAGGCGCAGCCCCCGGCACAGCAGAGGCAGCAGCCAACCCTAAAGGGTTCTTAAAAGATCTAGCCAAAGATGTTGGTAAAGATTATTTAAGAGATAAAAGCGACATTCCTGAAGAAGACCGCAGTTTCTCATCGTCAGGGGGTGGCGGTAGAGCTTATACAGATGATGAGTTATCTAGCGGTACTTCGGCATACAAACGTGGCGGCAAAGTTAAAAACACCGCCTCACGTCGTGGCGATGGTATTGCTCAACGTGGTAAAACTCGTGGAAGGTATTTGTAATGCCAAGCACAAGTAAGAAGCAACATAATTTCATGGAAGCGGTGGCTCATAACCCAGCGTTCGCCAAGAAAGCAGGCGTGCCCATGTCAGTGGGTAAAGATTTTTCATCGGCTGATAAGGGCCGTAAATTTTCAAAAGGTGGCGATATGAAAAAGATGAACATGGGTGGATACGCTGACGGTGGTATGACTATGGTCAACAAGGGCGGCAAGATGGTTCCCGACTTTGCGGCTGATGGCGTAGGCAAAATGGCTAAAGGCGGTATGGCTGGGATGCACAAGATGCCTGACGGAAAAATGATGAAAAACTCTGCTATGAAGAGCGGCGGTATGGCTAAAAGTGATGCCAAAGAAGATATGAAGATGGACAAGTCTCAAGACAAAGCCATGATTAAAAAAGCTTTTAAGCAGCACGATATGCAAGAGCATAAAGGCGGCAAGGGCACATCCTTGAAACTGGCTAAGGGCGGTTCATTCCGTTCTTCTGCCAATGGCATTGCCTCTAAAGGCAAGACCAAAGGTACACAGATTAAAATGACTAAAGGCGGCATGGCCTGCTAAGGAGTTCTTATGAAGCAAACTATGACTGACATGATTGAACCCGGTTCAGGCCCAATGTCTGAAGACGACAATAGTGGCGCACCTCCTGCGGCTATGCCATCACCTCGTAAAAACAAAGTGGTGACCAAGGAAGAGCTTGAGAAGTCAGGCATGTCTTTGCGTGATTACTTAAACAAACAACAAGGTTTGACACGCCGTAAGGAAAAAGATCCTACTGCCGGTGACTCTCCTGACAAAGCAGCACAAGAAGCCGCAGATGCAATTGATCCCGGTCGTGATATGAGAGTGCCTCGTTATACACCTCCCGGCTCTGCTCCAAAACAAACTACGCAGCAACCAAAGCCAAAAGTATTTATGCCTAGCCGTCCTGACAATAGTTTCTCAGGTAGTAAGTTTTCCAAGGGTGGTTCTGTTTCATCTGCATCTAGTCGTGCAGATGGTTGTGCCACTAAAGGCAAAACTAAAGGCACAATGATTACCATGAAGAATGGCGGAATGTGCTGATATGGCAACCTCAAAAACTCCAGCAGGCATAGTTAAGTCTTTAAAAAAGGCTGGGTTTTACGGCGCAAGTAAGCCTAAGCGGCTTGGTATTATTAATAAAGTTACAACTAAACCTCAACGGATAGAAATGGTTGATAAATTATTTCTAGCCAAGAAAGCTAAAGGTAATCCAAAATGATGGCAAGCCGTGGAATGGGAGCAATGTCCCCAAGTAAAATGCCCGGTGGTAAGCGTAAAGCTCGCCGCGATGACACTGACTTCACTCAGTTTGATGTGGGTGGTGATGTGTCTGACAAAGAACAAGAAGATGCCGTTAAACTTGGTGTTCAAAATCCTCGTTTAAACCTTGCAAAAGGTATGAAAGAACTGGCTGCACGCTTAACTGCTGAAAAACAATTAGGCCCAAACACTTCTTTGCAGGCTTATTTAGATGCTAACGTTGGTAATCGTGGCGCTAAAATACCGGGCGCTGGCGTTCAGTTAACTCATCGCTTTGCTGAAGGTGGAAAAGTAAATGCCGCCGGTAACTACACTAAACCCGGTCTTCGTAAAAAAATTGTGTCACAAGTAAAATCCGCAGCTACGCAAGGCACTGGCGCAGGCCAATGGTCAGCCCGCAAAGCACAACTTGTTGCTAAAAAGTACAAAGAAGCTGGTGGGGGTTACAAAGATTGAAAGCTCCTCAAAAATCGCTAAAAGATTGGGGCGACCAGAAATGGCGCACTAAGTCTGGAAAGCCGTCGAGTAAGACGGGGGAGCGGTATTTGCCCGAAGCAGCTATTAAGTCTTTATCATCATCTGAGTACGCAGCTACAACCAAAGCCAAACGCGCAGGTAAGGCTGCGGGCAAACAGTTTGTAGCTCAACCTAAAACAATTGCAAAGAAAACGGCAGGATTTAGATGACCACTACCGGCTCAACGCTCTTCAATATGGACTTCACGGAGATTGCCGAGGAAGCGTGGGAGAGGGCTGGGCGGGAAATGCGTTCAGGTTATGACTTGCGTACAGCACGCAGATCAATGAACCTAATGACCATTGAGTGGCAGAACAAAGGCATCAACATGTGGACTATGGAGCAGGGTATCATTAACCTGACTCCGGGTCTGGCTACATATGCCCTGCCTACAGATACCATTGACTTGCTAGAGCATGTCATACGTACAGGATCTAACACTGCATCAACGCAGGCAGACCTGACAATTACCCGCATTAGTGTTTCTACGTATGCAACCATTCCAAACAAACTCAGCCAAGCAAGACCAATCCAAGTTTGGATTCAGCGTCTTTCTGGGCAAACTAATCCAACGACTGCGGTCTTGGACGGAGCCATCACCTCCACGGCAACAACGATCACGCTTAACACGGTGGTTGGGTTAGCCGGAGCAGGTTTTATCCGTTTAAACACAGAAGACATCTACTACACCTACATAACAGGGAATACCCTAGGTGGTGTGTACCGTGGTCAGAACAATACGACAGCCGCCGCTCAAGCAGATGGCACAGCAGTCTTCGTCCCGCAGCTTCCAGCCGTTACTGTATGGCCTACACCTGATAACAGCACCACCTATCAATTCGTGTACTGGCGCTTAAGGCGAGTGCAGGATGCTGGTGCTGGTGTGGAGACATCTGATATGAACTTCCGCTTCCTGCCATGCTTGGTAGCGGGTCTGGCTTATCACATTGCCATTAAGACACCAGACTTAATGCCTCGCATTCAGATGCTAAAACAAATTTACGATGAAACCTTTGAAATTGCAGCCGGTGAAGACCGTGAGAAAGCTGCTGTAAGGTTTGTTCCTCGTCCTAACTATATTGGAAGCAGTACGTAATGGGTAATCGGTTTGCATCCGGCAAGATAGCGATTGCTGAATGTGATCGTTGTGGACAGCAGTACAAACTTAAAAAGCTTAAGACTGAGATCATTAAGCAGCGTTTGTATCAGTTGTTAGTTTGCCCTGAATGCTGGGATCCGGATCAGCCGCAGTTAATGTTAGGTACGTTTCCTGTAGATGATCCACAGGCTTTGCGTAATCCTCGCAAAGACACAACGTATGTAACTTCTGGTGTGAATGCTGCTGGCAATCTATCTGGTGGTTCAAGAGACATTCAGTGGGGCTGGCAGCCTGTTGGCGGGGGCAGTTTAAATGATGCAGGATTGACACCAAACTACTTGGTGGCAACGACATTTGTTGGTACAGTAACGATATCTTAAGGAGTTTAAACATGGCTTACACACGATCAGCAGACGGCATTGCCAAAAAGGGCAAAACCGAAGGCAAAAACTTGGGCGATAGCGGCCCAAACCAAAAGGAAATTATGGGCGGCAAGGGTAAAGGTAAGGGTAAAACCAATGCCGATATGCTGTCTATGGGTCGTAACTTGGCAAAGATTGCCGCACAGAAGCGAGGCTAATCATGGCTACATTTAGTAAAAAGATAATGGGTAAAGAAGTGGGCGATGCTGCGGTCTACGCTACACCCCATACTATGACTGGTAAAGTGGTTACGGCTTCCTCCAATCCCGGCTCTGGCCCTGATCACAGTGATGCAAATACAGTCAATATGTCTGTAGGCAACGTTAATCGTCGCGCACAACCAGCGGCTAAAACAACTGGTATCAAAATGCGTGGCGCTGGTGCAGCTACCAAA